TTTTTTTTTTTTCAAGCAGAAGACGGCATACGAGATCATGCCTAGTCTCGTGGGCTCGGAGATGTGTATAAGAGACAGCCCCCTCAAGCTCCACCCGAGCACTATAGCGCTTATCCCGGGCCCGCAGGTAAAACTTCACCATTGAAGAATCCTGCGCCTCCTCAAGCAACCTCCACATGATCCCCTCCACCACCTCCACTATCCTCTGATCCACCTCCTCCCGGGCCTCTCTAAAGTGCTTCTGCGCCATCCAACTCTGCAACTCCCGATAGGCCACCAAACACTCCCTCGCCGCCGTCAGCCGCCTCCCCCTAAGCCTCTCATAATCCCATAAATAAACCGCCTGCCGATACCACAGCCACAGCCTCTGCACCTCCTCCTCCGTCAGCAGCCGCCCAGCCTGAAACTCCGAATACACCCGCGCCACCTTAAGCCGCCGCCTCTCTATGTCCTGCTCCAGCACCCGCAGAATATCCGGCACCTCATGCCCCGTCGCCCACAGCAACTTACACACGTAGGGCACCCACTCCCAGACCTGCGCCCACTCCCGGCCTTCCACCTGGGCCCACATGATCTTAAGCGCCTCCTTCCGGGCCTTCTGCCTGATTTTATTGCCTGCGTACTTCGCCCCCTTCGCCAGGGCCTCCTTAACCTCCTTCAGTTGCTTTGCCATTTCCTCACCTCCTTGTTATTCCTTTTACCACAAGGGTATAAACAATGCAAAAATGAGAGGTTAAGGGGCACGAAAGGGGTAAATGAGGTAAGGAGGGGGTAGGGGAAAAGGAAAGAAAGGAAGAAAAACTTAGAATTTGGGAGGTTTTCGCCTGCTAACTGCCCGACATCGGTCGGGAGAAAGAATAAACAGGAGAAATGAGGGTTGAGAAAAATAGAAAAGGGATGTATATACAAAACAAAATACAGCTTAAGGAAACTAACAGAAAGGAGGGGTAAAGATGAGTACAAGGGCAGTAGTAGCAATGGGAAAAGGAAATGGGTCTTGGCGGCTTTATTACCGCCACTGTGACGGGTATCCCACAGGCTTGGGGATGGAGCTGGTGCAGTTGCTAAAGGAAGGAAAGAATGAGGAGCAAATAGCTGGGCTCGCCAAACTGGACTTTGAGGCCTACACACCGGGACGGCTTCCAGAAGAAGCGGCGGATACCATTTTCCCCAGCTTCCAAGCTGACCTTGAATGGATCTATTTCATAAGCCTCTCTCCTCCGGCTTTCCGCTTTGACATCTTCCGCACTTCCAACCCTTACTTTGAGGAAAACTTCACCTTCCACGTGTGGGGAGCATACCTTCCTTATCTTCCACAAAACTGGAAAGAGCAACTGCAATACGTGGAACTCGCTGCCATGACAACTCTAAAAGCTCTTAGGGCCTTTAATAAAGCAAAAGAGAGGAGGTGATAACGTGTTTAGAACTTATGATGAATACCTCCGGTTTCTGGATAGGTGGGCAGATCCGGAGGACCTCCACCAGCGTTGTACCCAGTGCGGACAGCGCTGGTCGGGGGAGTGGTTCAGGTGCCCCGATTGCGGGGGTGAACTGGTGTGGATAGCAGACGAAGGGGAAAGGAGGGAAGAAGATGAGGATTAGAGAGCTTAAGGAAAAAGTCCGGGAGACTGAAAAAGTACTTGGAGACCTTAACCTTGACTTCTACGTTTCAAACATCTGGGAAAATGAGGTCGTATTGCAGGGTTTTTTGAGCCAAGAGGCCAGGAGAGACATAGAAAAAGCGGGATTTGTGCTGGTGCGCACCTTCAGAACGGATGGAGCAACCTTCTATACTTGGCAAAAGGACGGGATAAGAATTACCCTGCACACACAGAAGCAAGAGGAGGGAGGGGAAAATGAAGATAAGGGCGATACTCAGGTTTAACCAGCCCCGCCAGGCCTGGGAGCTGGCCTTCTCAGATCCCACCGTCAGGGTGTACTACCCGCCAATTGAACAGGAAGTAAACTCTATCTGGTGGCCATTCTATGAGTGCCTCCCGGTGTGGATCAGGAGGCTGGGGCCGAGGGAGGACAGGAGGCTGGTGCTCAGGGTCCCGACCCGCCTTCTGGCACGGGAGGGGCTTCTGGTGGTGCCGAAGGAGGTGAGACGATGAAGGTGGACTGCTTCTGGCTCGGTGAACAGGTGCCCGCCCAGGAGGCCTTCCAGATCTTCACCCCGATGAGTGCCATCTGCTGGAACTGCAGGGCCTGCTTGGCGGGGATAATTGAGGAGTTTGAGGAAAAAGGAGGGGAAAGAGATGGAAGTCATCATCGAAGGGGGAATCTGCACTTTGTGCGGGAGGAGAACGAGGGTTGCTCTTCTTGAGTGCTGGGAGGACCAAGATAGAGGGGTCGTGGAGATGAATGTCACTCTTTGTGCTACCTGTCTCACTCATATTTTGCAGAGGATGGAAGGAAACTGGAGGAATAAAGACGGAAAGGAGGGAGGAAAAATGCTCACAGAGGAAGACCTGAGGGAGGCCGGTTTCTGCCTAGAGGAGATCCACCAGGCAATCAACCGGGCCTGTAACGTGGTTGAGCTTATGGAAAAGGCTAAGCCAGAAGAATAAAACCAGAAAGGAGGGAGGAAAGATGGAGAACGTAAAAATCTCAGTAACCGTCGCTATCAACGGCCATTTCTGGACACGGCGGGAGGAAGGCTTCTGCGATGTCCGCCACCCGGCTGAGGTCATCCGCCATCGGGTGATCGAGGCCACTAAAAGGCTGATGAACGACATCAGCGATACCACCCTGCAGAAGGCGAAGGAAAGACAGGAGGACTAAGGGGGGATTGGGCCCCTGCTTCCACTTACCGGGAGGCAGGGGCCTTCTCCTAAGAGAAGGAGGGGAGAGAGGAAAACTAATGGGATTGAAGGCAACCGATTTTATTCCTGTCCAAGGCAATTGTAATACAGAATCCGCAAGAACTCATCTTCACAAAATGGCTTCTCCGCGCGGGCTAATTCCACTCCTTTTACGCAACAGGTGACCACATAATCCAGAAGGTGAGGAAGAAAATACTCATAGCCCTTAGGGAAAATGGGATCTTTCTGGTTCTTCTCCATCATATCAGAAAGCAAATTGTAGCAAGTAGTATAACTCCCTCCTTCATAACCCACCTTCATAGCCCGTACTCCCACCTGTGCCATTAGGAGGCAGAAGCCACTTTCCCAAGTATAAGAAACAGTAGGGGAAAGAAAAACGACAACCAAAAACACAACAAAAATACCTTTCTTCATCCTAACCCTCCTTTCTCATCTGTATCTACGGCTCCTTCCACCGAAAATGTAAGCCCTACCAATAGCTCCTCTACCTTCTGTAGAATCCACTCAATAGCTTCCCCGGGGAAGAAAATCCGTCACCTATAAAGCCACAGAAAATAGCAGCCTATTTACCATCTGGCATTTGGTAGATATCCATATCGCCTCCCCCCCTTTGCTTATTCCACCGCTGCTTTGACCAGCAAGATAAACACAACCCCATTCCGCCCCGGGAAAGTCCTGAAGTCAATAGGGCGTCTCCTAAGGCGCAGCCACCAGTAGCGCAATCTACTACGCAGGGACCATGTAAGCAGACGATCTACCCTTTTCCTCAGCTCTACCTTCCCCAAGAAGATACGGCGATAACGAACAAACTCCTGACGGCACTTCATTGCTAAGGCAGAAACCGCATAACCATACATACCGAGGCTATCAGACACACAAACGGTGCAACGCCACTTCCTAACCTCCAGCACTCTCCGCTTAGGCTGAACATAGGCGTCCACGCCTTCAGCATTCACGGGTGGAAGGGTCTTCTTCGGCAGTTCAGCTACTTCTACCCGTTTCATACTCTCTGGTATTCTCTGAACATTGTTTCCCTTGGCAATAGAGTCAATAATCTCAGGTGGAACACTAAGCTTTATTTCCTCAAGTGTTACTTTAGAAGGACAGCGGAAGTATCCTCTCAACATTTCTCCTATGCCTCCTCAAAATCCACACAGTCCTGCCCCAAGTGGAAAGTGTCCACCATCTGTAACCTCTTTTCCCAGGGCAAAGGCTTGCCATTCATCTTGACCACAAACCTGATCTTTTTCCTGTCCGGCCAATACCACTTGGAGCAATAGATGTAGGCATTCTCCCACATGAGACGGCCCAAAGGTGAAGACCAGCTTATGGGAATTCTAACCTTACAGTGCTTACAGTTGAGGCAATGGCGGCCTTCCGGGATCTCCATTTTATCCTCCTTTTATTTCTTTTCTTTCTGCCACTTCCACAATCCATTATCCGTCAGCACCTGAAACAATCCCTCCGCTATCCCAGCAATTTGATTTTCCTCCAGTCCCAAATCCAATTGCCAGTTCAGCTCATGTATTATCTCATGCAAAAGACAGCTCCACCTTTTGGAAGAACTTAGCTCTGCATTGAGGATAATCAGATTTGAGAAAGAATTGGCTGATCCCGCTTTGTCATAAGCCTTGGTGAGCCTATCTTGGAATTCTACTTTAAACCAGTGCCCGCCTATTTTGATTTTTGGGGGAATGGATGCACCTGCTTCTTTTCCTTCTGTTTGAATAGTTTTCATCTCTCCCTCCTTTCATCCGGTAGCCTACCTCTTTCTCTTATTTATTTTTTTTCTCCACTTCTCCCCTCAGAATCCTCCCCGCCGCCTCATCAAGATCCCTGCCCTTGGCCTACCTCACCACAGCCTCTCCCTTTAGCCGACATTTCACTTTAGTTCCTTGAGGAGTAGAAGTAACTGAAAGCCATACTACTCCTCCAAGCAGTTGCTCAAAGTGAGGAAGCATCCTTATCCCCCCCCTTTCCTTCTACAATTCACAAACCCCACCTTCACACCTCTTGCAATTCCTATGATGCTCCACGAAGTCCCTGACGAACTCCTCCCTCAGCCTTTTCACATCCGTGTAGATCCCCGCTTCTGCCTGGCACCTCAAGCACTTCAGCTTTATCCCATCTATCTCCTCTTGCTTCCCCCTTTCTATTCTAATCCACTCTGGCACCTTCATGGCTTCCTCCCTCGTCTGTGTCTGTACCACCACTCCTCCAGCCTGTCCATAAGGCAATAAACAATGGAAAAACTCACGATGCACAGCCCAATGCCCACTGCTATTCCCCAAAGGAAATAGGCTTCACTATCCATTTCATCCCTCTTGTAAGGATAGTTTTCCTTCTCTTCATCCTTATTCCCATACCACAGCCTCCCTGAACCACCTGGGAAATAGCCCAACCCTATCCCTCAGCAGCCTCTCAAACTGCCCATCAAGGATGTAGGTAGTTGCCCAGTCTTCCTTATGCCTCACCCCCCTCCCTGCTCCCTGCACAAGGGTGTAGGCCGCCTGGTACTTGTACCACAGGCGCCCAAAGCGGGAGGAATAAAACCGGAGGGAGGTGAACTTGTCCCCCAAGCTCGGGAAAGGACACTTAACCCACACGATCGCACGGCACAGGTCATCCTTAAGGTCTGCACCCCTTTCCAGAGATGGGCTTATGATCACAGCATCGGGATGGCTCATGTACCTCTCCATGGCCTGTCGCTTGCCCTCTGAAGTCCTGTGGAAGAATACAGGGCGGGAGAGGGAAGAGAGGCTTTCGTACAGCTTGGTCCCAAGGGAATAGGATACAGAGTGAATAAGCACCCTCTGATCTTCATGCCTGTTCAATATGTCCTTAATTGTTCCTATAAGCTTTCCCAACTGCCCATCCAGATTTTCCTTATTCAAGTTTGCCACAGGCCTATAGACTACCTGCCTATTGGAAATGTCAAAGGAAGAGGGGAGCTCCAGGTAATCCACTTCCCCTTGCCTGAGGCCCAGAAGGGAACACAAGATAGGCTTGGGAGGAAGAGTAGCAGACATAAGGAGGAACCTCTGAGAATGCCTGAGAAGAAACCTGTCCACCAATTCCCTATCCAACCACAAGGGCTTGAAGGTGATCCTGTACCCTGTATCCTCCATAAGCCAGGAAGGAGAAAGGCACTTGATGAGCAAATCCAGCTTCTGTACAAGCCTCCTGTAGCTCACATATTCCTTCATCACCTCCGGGTCTTCCTGCCCTTCCACCTTCAGGGCCCTTGCCTTTTCCTCCACCACCCCCTTAGCTCCCCTTGCCCAGTCCAAGAAGGCTTCCCACTTGGTCTTAAACTTGGGCATCTTAAGCCCCAACTTGGCCATCTTCCTACGGGAAATGCTGAGGGAAACAAAGTCAGTAAGTGCCCCCTCCAGCAGATCCGCTTCGTCTATGATTACCAAGTCTTGGTTGGAAAACGCCCCCACATAGTTAGCCTCAAGCAACCAGTAGGCAAAATTCATCACCTTCCACCTTGCCGCCTTGGCCCTCCTTTTAGCCTCCTCATAGGGACACCGATCCACATGCTCACACCCTTCCTTCACACACTCTTCAGCCGTGAGATCAAAAGCACTGAACCGAAGGCATGGATAATTCCTCCTCCCTTTGAGCACCACCGCCTCGGGAAAATCTCGGTGTAACTGATCTTGGAGGTGACGAGAAGAGCAAAGGTACACCTGCTTGTGAGTTCTAAGCACTTCGGAGGCCATCATGCCGAGGAGCGACTTTCCTGATCCTGTAGGAGCCGATATCCCTATAACAGGAGCCTCAGAGCGGGCTATGAACTCCAGGGCCTCCTTCTGCTGTGGATATAGCTCTTGGAACTTGGAAAAAGGAACATTCACTGGACCACCTCCACTACCCTGTTCAAGAGACTTTCTGCGATGGCCTCTTGGAACCCCCTCTGCCAACCCAGAGAAAACCCAAAGATCAAGGCAACAAGTATCTTAACCCACTCTTCCTTTCCCCTCAGCTCTTCCATCTCCTGTAATCCCAATGCTATATCAGTCCATTTGGCACTCTCCTGTCTAAGCCTCTCACACTTATCCACCAGCTTATCCTCATCAATCCCCAAGTCCTCAAGAATCTCAGATATAGTCTTCTTCTCACTAAACCTCCCTTCCATACTTCCCTCCCTCCAGAAAAGCCTCCTCCAAACTCTTCAGCTTCTTCTCCACCTGCCTAATCCACCTAACATAACAATGATGCCACCCCCTTTCATAATCCTTAACCCACTTTCCACATACGGGGCATTTTACTCTTTTCCTCTTTTCCTCCATTCCTACTCCAAAGAACTTCCCCCTCCATCCTCTTCCCACATAACCGTAATCCTTCCATCTGCCGCTATTACCTCCTTTCTCCCATCAGAACGCTGAATACAAATCTCCCAATAAGGCTCCGCAGAAGAAGGAAAATGCACCGTTACCGTATCCCTTGGCCCCCAATACACCCCCTCAGCTAACTCCACCTGCCCATTTACCACAACCTTTACTATCCTCATTCAATACCTCCTAAAGCAACATAGCAAAATAGCAAAAAAGCAAATGTCAAAAATATACCCGATTGCATGATATATATAATACCAGTATTAAGCCTTAATACTATAATATATATATCATGCATTGGGTCTGATTTTTGACATTTGCTATTGCGCTTTTTGGCTATTTGGCTATCTTGCCATTGCCTTATATCTTGCCTTTTTGCTATTTGGCTATTTAGCATTAAGTTTTCCTCTTGCTTTTTTGTCCTTTGGTCATTGAGCAATGGGTTTTTGCCATTTGCTAATATGCTTCCCTGTCTCCTTTGCCATTTGCTAATATGCCCTCTTACTATTCTGCCTTTTGCTTCTTTGCTGGTCTGCCTCTTTGCGGTGGGGCAGTCAGTAAATGAGCTTCCTCTTTGGAAATCTCAAGGGCTTTGGCGAGCTTGTCCACGAGGTTGTCTCTTACAGTGGCCATTTCTTCCATTGTAATGAGTCTTTCCTCGGCTGCGCTGGACAGTTTGGAGACCGTGTCTCTCACCACATCTGCCATCTGTCTCCGGTTGAGTTCCAGTTCAATTATCCGGTTGTAGAGGTAAAGCTCTCTGGTGTAGTCGTCAACTTCCACATCGTATCTTTCTGCTTCCTTTATCAGCCACACCAGTCCGGCGTAAAAGCAGGCCCTGTAGGCATCAGTGATGGATCTGCACTGAGGATACAGGGTCATTACCCTCTCTGCTACCCCCGCCCACCACTTGGGGGCTGAAAACCGGATGAGGATGGAGTGTCCTTTTGGATCGGAAGAGGAAACTATCACAGGAGGCTTATCGCTCTTTGCCATCTCCTCTATGTGCCTCTGGACCTCCTCAAAGTCTATGATTCCAATCTTTCCCTCTGTGGGTTTAATCTTCCTTACCATTTCCTATTCCTCCTTCCCAAAGATCATTTCCCGGATAAAGTCACTGACGGTTTTCCTACTTCTCCTCGCAAGCTCAAAGAGCCTGCGTTTTTCCCACTCCCTGAGCCTTATGATCAGGAATTTGCTTCTCCTTAGCTCATCAGGCATAGACGGTCCCTTCCTTGTTACCTTATCCTCTTCCATCACAGAGTTCCTTTCCTCTTCCTGGTATAGTAATAATAAAGCATATCAAAAACCCACCTTTCCGCCTGCCTCCTTGGTGCAAGTATAACATGAAGCCCATAGCGGATCATAAAAGACATAAGAGACCAGCGGATGGTGGCCGCCGGGAGCTGAGAGAATCCAGAGGTATAGATGTCTTCCTCTGTGCCCTCTATTACCAGAGCCTTCAATCTATACCCTTCCATTCTCTCCAGCTCCCTCTGGAACCGTTCCCTTTCCTTACCAACGCATGTCAGGAAATCATTCACCCCTTTCCGCTCTATTGCTATTTCCTTCTCAAATCCCTTGAGGCTGTAATCTCCCACATCCAGTTTCCTTACTACCACCTGGGAGTAATCCTTAAAATAGGGAGCCTGCTCTCTTGTATCTACCACGATCCAGAACCCCTCATCGGGGGGAGGGAGAAGCCCTAAAGTAGGCATCTCCCTCCTTATCTCCGGCTTGATTACCACCCTTCGTCCTCTTCTTCCCCACTCTCCACCTTGGGCCCTGCGGAACCACCCTCCAAAAAGTCCACTATGTTGGCAAAAACCCGATCGTTCCGCTCTATGTGCTCTATCTCCACCTTGCAGGTGGCTCCCACCAAGGAGGTGGAAAGCTCATTCAACATCTTCCTCGACCTAATCACATTGTCTTCCCATCCCTCTTCTATGGGAGGCAGTCCATACTTCTTCTCAATTGCCTTGTGCACTCCTGTGACATAGAGAAGCTTCAGCAGATCCGCCATTCCCTTTTTGCCCCTCAGGCTGAAGAAGTGAGAGACTGGCAATCCCTCCCCTTCCCCCTCCAGAAGGCCAAACTGCACCCTGATCCTGTTAACAGGTGCCTTCTTCTTCTCCGCATCGCTCAGGGCATCAAACTCCGCCCGCTCCTCCTCACTCCTGAACGTTTCCTCTACCACCTGTACCGCTGCTTCCCATACTCCCTCCGGAGGAAGCTCAAACCCTCCTACCTTGTCTTTCGTCGGCGTGATCCTCATGCCTACACCTCCTTTTATTAGTTTGGTTCTTAAAGCTTATTCTTTTCCCATACAAGCCACATGTGCAGGGGGCCTATGTCAAGCCAAACATAAATGTGGCGATAGTGAGCACCGTAGGGACGGATAATCCACTTTACTCCTCCACCAAGGGCAAACTGCTTCACCGTGGCAATTCCCAGTGCCAAATTTCCTAATCTCCAAAGCTTGTACATCTTACCTCCTCCTCCCATGTATGTCCCATCCAAACCATATATGCAAAGGACCTATGTTCAGCCAAGCACAAATGCTACAAAGGGGACGGGCTTCATGGAGACACCACCTTACCCCACTACCAAAAGCAATTTGGTTTACACAAGCAATTCCTAAGATAGAGTTTTTGAACCGCCAAGTCTTATACATTTTACCCCTCCTTTCCCTCCCCTTTCCTGAACACAGCCAATATCTTCTTAAAGTCCAACACCCCCACAGGATTGACTCTCGGCCCAGTCCACTTGGCAACGAAGTCATCATTGGGAGACCCAAAGGATACAAGCGGGGGATAGACCACTTCGCCCTTCTCATCCGTCCTGGTAGTCACAAGCCCAATGAGGTCAAAGTAAGAGGGGCAGTTAACAGCATAGTACTTCCCAGCAAAAGCAGGTGCAGCCTTAAGCCTCCCAGTCTTGTCCCACTTGGGCTCTTTGTCCAGAAGTGCTGTCATCACAGCCACAACCCCATTGCGGGCGAACTCTCCAAGCAGGGCCGTGATCCTCATCATGTGCCGCCCTATGGCTCCCCAGGCGCTTTGGTCCAGTCTGGTCTCGTCAATAAAGGGCCTTTCGAACTTCTCCACTACAACTCCCCCTACCTTCTGCCTTGACTTGAACACCCCTGCCTCTGCCGTTTGAGCCTCTGCCTTCATCATCATGGCTACGTTGAGCAAATAAGAACCGCTGTCAAGGAGAATGGACTTGTAAGGAAATTTGCCCTGCTTCAATTCCAGACTCTTTTCCCCAAGGAAATCCGATACTTCTTCCACATCCTCAATCATCACAAAGGTCACATCCACCTTCCGCCCTATGGCTCTCAGAGCGATCTCAGGATCACGGGGCTCGGTGACGATGTCCAAGATGGGTTCAGGCAAAGAGGCAAGGGAGCTTGTGGATTTGCCAACGTTGGTCTCCCCATAGATCAGCACAAGGGGGGTGTTGGACCTTTGCTTTTCACCTGGTTTCCATATCTTCATTTTTAGCCCTCCTCAAATCGTTTCACAATCAGATCCGCTGATTCCTTTATCCTTATCAGCCCCTCCGTTAATCCAAGTAAAAAGGCCATAACCATTGCCTCCCCAGGGGTCTCAGCCTCCTCCCATAGCTTAGCCAAGATTTCAGATGTGGAAGGGCCGAAGCTACTGCAAACAGCAGTAATCTTCTCCTTTGCTCTCTTTTTGTCAACTCCCAGTGCCTCTGCCCAGTCTTTTGCCTCATTCTTGACCTTTAACTTGGGCTTCATGCTATCCCTCCTTTTATTTGCCTCCTTATCTCATCCCTCACTATCTTAAAAGCCACACTTAACGCCTCCTCCCACATGGTTCCATGTACCCGGTAACTCCTCTGCACCTTCCCACCATTCCACCTTACCTGTAGATCAACCAAATGGGTATTAAGACCGGGTTCATAATTTACCACAGCCACTACCTCTGCCACCTTTATGGCCTTCTCTACCATGCCACCTCCTCTGGCTTTGTCTCCCCATTCCCCACCTGCTTATCCCCTTTCCTCCTGTAAAGCAAAGGAGAAGCAAGCCCAGTCTCACAAAGCTGAAGATATGGACACTGGTCAGGGAAGAAGCAGGCAGTCTCGTTCCGGAAATAACTTCCCTCCTTCACCATCCTCTTGATCTCCCTCACAGCCCACCTGAGCCTCTCCTTGACCTCCTCGAATTCAATCTCCGTCCGGTACACGGTGCTTCCCCAGATCTTCCTTTTGCTATCGTAGTTGGGGAAGTAAAAGGCAGGACGCCTCAGGATATCCTCCTTGAGCCTGTCCGTGTACTTATTCAGATCCTCATTCACCCCCGGCCTCATCTGTGGCACCCGGATCGGCCTCATGAGAGCCTTGTCAGCATCAGGCAGAGCAAGGAAATAGATGGCCAACTGGGACTTGGCAAAGGTGGGATGGAGGTACTCCTGAGGCCTCCCTGTGTACTTGAACTCGGCGAACCAGTCTCCACCTACCACGTCTATGAACCCATGGAGCCTCGGCAACTTTTCCTCCATAAGGGTAAACTCCCACTCGGTTTTTCCCCTCAAAGGCTCCACCAGTCCCAGCTCTTCCATGGCATTTCCAAGTGCCGTTATCTTCGCCAGCTCCACAGCCTCTTGCTCATCCCTGTGGTTGAGTATAAAAGGAGCCACCTTCTCCTGATCCTTATCGCACATTGCCGCCAAAAGAGAGTGCATGTCCCGTCCCCGCTTCAAGGGCAGGGGGATCATCTCCTCTATGGGCTCAAGACCGAGGATCTCCTCGATGTACCACTTGCGCCTGCAACGGAGGAAAGACATAAGGGAGGAATAGGACAGCTGGGGTTCAAATTTCTCAACGTATTCAATGCACCTAAAGAACTGCGGGAGGGCACATAGGCCGGGTTTGATATAATGGATACACGGTTTGCCCGCCGCCTTCCTCCTCAGCTTACATGCCATCTTGCCCCTCCACGAGCCTCCTATTCCTTCAGCTCATAAAGTACCTCATACACTTTCTTCCCTGCAATATGAGCCTTCCTGATAAGATCGTCAGTGCCTTTACTTACCGCCGTTCTTATAGCCAAAACGACGTCAGCATCCTTAACTATCTTTGCATTACGCATAGGACCGGCGGCTTTCCCGAAACGCCACCATTGCGGATAGTGAATGACAATAGTCAAACCGTACTTCCTTGCTATCCTTTGGGCTAAGGTATCAACCCCAGTTGCCCCTCCACTGACGATCACAACGTCATCTACATCAACCTCTTCTTTGCGCAATACCCAAAAGAACTGGCGCTCTACAAAATCCATGTCATTTATATTCCGTGATCCAACAAGTGCCACCTTAGTGGATTCCCCCACGAGTCCCCTACATGCCATTTGGCCCTCCTATGATCCAAACCTCCACACAAAATAGGTGAAGCATATGTAAGCAAGAGCTCCTACAATGCGCCATAGAACAACACGGATAGTGCTCGGTAAGACAGGGCACTTGAGGATGGGTTTCAAATCCTCTACCTCCCTTAACTTTTCCTCTATTTCTTTTTTCAACTCTTCCTCCCGCCTGAACTTACATGCCATTTGACTTCCCCTTTTCCAAGCCCTTGAGGTAATCTTGCAAGACTTCCTGTAGCTCTCTACGCACCTTGTCCAACATCTTATAAAAATCCTGATAAGCTTTATCCCTATGCCAAAAGGAAACCCTCCACAAGAAATGGAGAGCAGACAACAGGCGCTCAATTCCCCTTATCCTTTCCTCCCTACTTGGCCTTAAGTGGACGTCGGCTAGACTTCCCACTTCCAATGAAAGTTCAAGTAGAAGTGCGGCACAGAATGAGTTGCCAATAAAGTTGCTACGGTGGGCATACAGCTCATCTCTTAAACGTCGGAGTCTCTCCCGTAAGGTAGCCTCCACCTTTTTAAATTCTTTGTTCGTTTTTTCCAGTAATTCCTCCTCCATCGCCCCTCCTCGTGCCTCCCTATATACCACATTCAGGCAAAAATGTCAATACAAAAATTTTCTCTTACCTGTATGCCCTCTCCCTCAGCGGCAGTTGCTCGTAGTGTATCCTCTGGGTTGCCCTCCCCTTTACTGTGGATATATCTTTGCGGGTGAGCTTAATACCTTCCTTTCTTGCCCTCTGGATAAGCTCCCTGATGGTTTTCCTGATCTTTGCCTTTCTCTTGGCGTTCTTGGTAGTCCTGAGAGTGTAATAGAGGTGGGTCAACATGTCCATGTACTTCCACCGTCTGGCCTCAAGGGAGGGGGAAAGCTGGAGTTGCTCAAGCACAGACCGCTCTCCAAGGGGCCTGCCGGCAAGGGTCTTGGGAGTTGGGTAGAGCACCCCCTTGGTAAAGGCCCTCACAGGTGGGAAGAAGCTGACTGCGATGTCCTTGGCCCTTTCTGCCCTTGCCTCCATACTTGGGGCCGAAATAATGGAAAGAGCTGGGCCAAGAGTAGGACCAAGGAGCCATTCAGGTGGGTAGAGGATGGGAAACGGGTTGAGGCTCTCAGAGATATCCATAGGAACATCCAAGTGCAAAAGAGCATGGGAACCGTAGATAAGGAAGTTGCTATCAGGCAGATATATCCCATGGGAAGCCAGCTCCTTCTGGATAGTCCTCCAGAAAGGAATACTGCCCGTGCCCCCCAAGAAGAGCAAGGAGGCTATGGCCCGGGTGAAGGCCTTCTTGTCCACCTTGTACAGATCCAGAAGCCAGTTGACATAGTTCTGGCTAAAGGTCTTGAACTGGTAGAAGAGCCTGCCGATGGGATGCTGAGCCATGACAGGGAGGTGGGCCTTGGTGTATGCCCACTGGGTTCTGTCCACCATGTTCATGGCAAAGTCGGTGAGTGCCTTTCCCCTGAGCCCCTTGGCGGCTCCCATCTCGAGGCCCGTGGCAAAAGCGAAGACCCGGTTGAACTGCTCGGACATCTCAGCCGGGAGGGACAGAAACCGGAGGCCACGGTAGGCCTTGAAGGGCACCTCCCTCACCGCCTCCCAAGCCATATCCGTTACCCCCAGCTTCCTCGCCATCTCCCAGGTTTCCTTTTTCAGAGTCCGCCTGAGCCCCTTGAGGAAGTACCCGCCTGCAATGGGCCAGAGGGTGAGGATAGGCTGAGTGAGGTTAAGGATGGGGAAACGAACCCAGCTGAGGCCTACCTTGGCGGCAAATTGCAGGTTGGTGAGGAAGTTCACGGTCTTGTCAACCCAGATGGGATCAATCCGCTCGGAGAGAGGAAGGGCATTCTCAGCAACCCCCTCCATCGCCTTAAAGTACCCCTTCAGAGCCCTCCCTATGGCTATCCTGTGCATCCTCTGAAAGGCCCCTTTCTGAACCATGATGTAGTCGAGGGCGAAGTCCCGGAGCAGTGGATCGGCGATGGCAGAGAAGTAAGCACGGGCTTGGGGGAGGTAACTGTCAAGGAAGATTTTGTTTATAGCTCCGTCAATATACCTCCGGGTAACATCCAGAATATCCTTCTCATAGGGAATATTGGCCTTCCGAGCTTCCATGAGGGGGCCGAAGTAGCCTCTTTCTCCTATTGCTTTCCTCACGTTTTCCTCAACCAACTTGGCCTCTTCCAGTTGCTTCCTGAGCCTCTGTATCCTTCCCCGCAACTTGGGCTTGAGGTCTTCTGAAGCCACTGCCAGCTCTTCTTCCGCCCGCTTCAGCTCCTCCTCAAGCATCTGCCTGTAGCCCCTGAGAGGGTAGTGGGTGAAGTAATCCCGTCTGTAGCGCAGCTTGGGATCAAAAGAAGAGGCCAGTTCATGAATAAGATCGGTAATCTGCGTCCTGTACTCTTCTGAAGCCTCCTGCATCCACTTGGGAAACTTCTCTATCTCCTCTGGCTTGAGCTTCGACTTGTGCTCGTGGAAAAACAGGAACTTATCAGCAGTCTCCTCATCCCACTTCTTCACCCCCCACTTCTCGGCCCACTTCTCAAGCCTGTCCCTGAACTCCTTCCTCACAATCTTGATCCATCGGGTCTTGTCCACTGTGTGCTTATACAGCCTCGTCCCCATCGGATCCCGCCTGAGGACAAGCTCAGGAAGGTCCCAGCGGGGGAAGACAGTCCTCACAAACCTGAGCACAGGCCCCTCTCTGTGAGCCACCTCCACCATCTCCTTTATGTCCCGGGCAACCCACCTTGAGAGCTTATCCAGATGGTCGAACACCTCATCGTCCATTTTCACTATCTTTTTGCCCAAGGGGATCTTTTTACCGCTTTCGGAAATCACGTGGTCAAGTGCCCGCTCCACAGCATCAAGCTCAGGTAGCCCCTCCCTAACCAACTTTTCCTTCATCCCCTTGAAGGTCTCCCGGGCCCCTTTAGGCAGATCCTTGAACACACTCTCCACAAGCACCTCCGCAGCCCGCTTCTCCTGCTCCTTCATGAGGGCTTCCATCTCAGGCCTCAGGTTGCGAAGGAGAGAAGGCTTGCGGAGAAAAATGGAAAGAGCCAGTGCCCCTCCTGCAGCGGCCAACCAGTGGGCGTGCTCCTTGGTAGCCTCCCAGGTCTTCTCCAGCCATCCCTCCTCTCTCCTCCTGACAAGGCCTTCCTGGGTGGGAGACATTGCTGTAGGAGGGATAAGAGGAGGGGGTAAGACTATTTTCCTTTCTGCTTGAGCCACTCTAACAACACCTCCATGGCTATACGCTCTCTGCCACCTGTGATAACCTTGGGGAGAAGCTTCATAGGCATAATCACACCAGCAATGTCGTCTCCTGAGGCAATTACCAGCGCCTCCTCTGGATCCGTCCCACCAAGTAGCCTGAACTTGGGTATATGCTTGGCCAAGTAGTCGTAATAATCCTTATTCACCAACACCAAGGCCTTGGCATCATCACGTATGAGTACCACAACAGGAATGTCAGCCTCAGTTGCAAATTCCCCTATTGGAGTAAAAGGTTTAAGCTCCTCTCCTTTGGGGAGAAAGTCCTCCATGCCTTTTGTCTTCGGAGGCTCAACAAACTTCATTCCCCATCCCTTCACAGTCTCTATCCTCTTCTGCAAATTCTTGGGTATGTACTCAGGCTTAAGCAACCAGTGCCCATTGCTTATACTGCCATCTGGTAATTTGGGTATACCATGAGGAGGAAAGTTGCCGAATTTGACAACAGAAGTCTTGGCAGGCTTATAGGGGCGTATGTCCTTGACTATTTTCTTTAACTCCCTGACCTCGTAATCCTTCAGGGAAGTAGCAATGGCAGAAGAAGTAGGCGTTTTCTCCACCGGAGGCTTAGGTACTTCCCTTACCATTTCCCTTACCTCCTCCACCTTCCTCTCATACTTAGCCTTAGGCGTCCAAGGTGCCCATTTCCTATTCCCACCTTCCAGAGGCACCATCACAGCCCCAGACCGCATTCGCTTGGGCTTGCCGGCTATGCGGCCTTCGTAGACTTTGCCCCTGTAGTGGACACGGATGTAGTCACCGGGCTTGAGGCGGGAGTAGGATTCGACGGGTTGCCATCCTGCTTCGCTTACTGCTTCTACTGGCTTAGGTATTTCCTTTACAGGAGGCTTAGGCACCTCCTTTGGCCCCTTCTCCCCAACCTTTGGCACCTCCACTTTTGGCTCCCTTGGCACTTCAGGCGGGGCCGTTTTGGGCCTTGGAAGTGCCATTTTGGCAAGATCAGGGTAATCTTTGAGGACCTCTGGAGGAACTGGCTTTCCTTCTTCAAGGGCCCACTTTACAATTTCTTTGTGGGGATCCCTTGGGCCGGGCTCTCCAAATAACTTCCTAAAGAAAGCCTTCATTGACTGAGGCAAATCTTCTACCCAAAGTACTCCTTCTTTAGGTTTAGAAAACCACATTGCATAAATGTCTGCGAAGTCTTCTTCTGGCTTATTAGAAATAACCCATCTTCCTCCCTGTTCTTGAGCTATTTTAGGCAATTTCTCAAATTCTTCTCGGACAATCTTTTTCCATTCCTCTATCTTACTTTGTCCTAAGTGCTTAGGAGTAAAAAGTTCATGGCCAACCTCATGCATATAAGTGAAAGCAACCTCTTCTTTAGGACGACCTTCTTCCCATAACTCTATTACTCTGCCAGGCATGCGCCTTCCCATAACAATCCTATCTTTGGTAGGCATAGGGCGTATTTCCAATGGTGCCGCCTGTATTTCCTCGGGTCGCCCAGTAAAATATCGAAAAGAGGATCTTTCCCATTCTTCCCTTGTCATTTCCCAAGGCTCTTTGCCAACCTTCACAGTAGGCTTAGAAACGACTTTCTTTGTAGGCGGCTTCAGAACTTTCTCCGCAACCTTCTTCCTATACTCCAGCATCTCCCTCTGCAACTCCGGGTGCTCCCTCCACACCCTCATCCACTCGGCAGTACCGGGCTTCAGCCCCGCATAAGGCTTGCCGGGCGGCGGGGTGACAAGAGCAGGCTTGGGCAAAGCGGGAGGACGGACAGGAACAAGCTCCCCAACTGTCCTCTCCACGGGAGCCCTTGGTATTCCCCCCGTAATAACTTCCAACTCCTCCAAAACCCTCTCAGGGGCCTCTTCTGCCAGCACCCTGGGAGGTGGAAAGAGCCTTGCCACATCCATCACCTCTGCCATAGCCCTCTCAGGAGCCTCTGTGGGGAAGACCTCTGTGATGGCACTCAGGAATTCGTCATAGTCCTCTGGGGTCTCTATACGCTTGGTAAACTTCTCCCCTACTTCCTCCAGCCGCTTGGCCAATGTCTCTATTTGCTCCGCTGCTGTAACAGGAGGCCTTCTCACTCCTCTTATGGCTCTCCACAGTCTTCCTGCGCCCCTGAGAATAGGAGGAAAAACGGCCCCAAAGGCAAAGCTCTCAGCCATTCCTTTGGGCGTCACTTTCTCTCCCAATGCTACTTTCCCCAAAGTTTCCAGTCCGGCAAAGAGCGCTCCCTCGGTGGCAGCAGCAAGGGGAAGAGACATACCCCCTGTGGGAACGGCAGCGGCCGAAAGAAGCCCAAAGCGAAAAGCCTCTCTTCCAAGCCTCTCAGCCCCGGTTGGCCTCTTGAGAACCTCCTCAAGCACAGGCCTGACCTGCTCCACCTCCAACCCTTTTCTCTTGGCTATCTTCTCGGCAGTCCTGTCAATAAGCAATCTTACTCCTTCTTTTACCTGATCCTCAGTATACCCCTTCACTCTCATAGCCCGGATGAAGCGATCCAACCGGGGGTATTCCCACTCAAGCCTTACCATAGAAGGAGCATACTTTTGCACCAGACGGATGGAAGGGGCAAAAAGGCCTCTGGCAAAGCGCTCAAGTTTAGTGGGAGGTTCCTTTGGGAGAGGAATAATCACCTGCCAAATCTCCTTTTAAGTTCCTTCCAGGTTTCTCCTGCTGCCTCCATCAGGTCACGCAACCATTCCTCACTTTCAGCAGGAGCCTCCTTCTCCTCAGATTCCGGGGGCTCAATACCGTATGCCTTATAGAAATTGTTAAGAACCTGTTGTACAGCAGCAGCAGCCTCAGTATTCCCCCTGCTGAGGTAATGCCTCTTCAGCCCCTGTAGATGAGTCTCTGTGATTGTGGCTCCCCTTATAATTGCATCCTCCCCAGGCAAACCGCTGTACCGAATTAAAGTATCAATCAACTGCCTTCCTCTGGAGGCAATGAGAGAAGCAGCATGGTAAGGATCAAGAGGATTTGTCTCGTCCCGGGCCAAGTTCGCAATGTCTTCCATTGCCTGAATATAGCTTTCTTCCACTCTGGCTACAGCCGCCGTGGGAGGCGTGTACTCAGTGGTATAGGTCAACTCCAGGTCCCCATCTTTGGTTATCCGCTGCTTTACTGTAACTGCCATTTCCTTCCCAACTGCCCCCTGTAGGATATCTTGGACTCCCTTCAGTATCCGCTTCATTTTTCGCCACTTGCGAGCTTCCTCTTCCGCTTTTGCCTTCTTTTTTAAAGCTATAATTTCTTTAGGCACAATCACCTGCACACTCGGGGGTACTATTCCAGGTAAAAGATCAACAGTCCGTATTATAGCTCCTGTGTCCTTGTCAACCTGTTGCTTTACAGTAGGTGTAATCCCCAGAAGCCTACTGGAGGCCACATACCGTTTTATAGCCGCTGCCACTTGAGGATTGTCTCCGTAGAGCCTATCCACAAATCCATAGATAGTTTCCAAGTCCTCAAGTTGTATTTCCCGTTTTAGGGCAGCAGTGGCTTTTACCTCTTTCTTTCTCCTTTTCAATCGTCTTTCCCACAACTCCTCTGGTTTGGGAATTCTTTCCACTATTCCTCTCAGTTCCTTAGCCACTTCTGGATAAGCCCATTCCACTGCACCAAAAGCTTCTTGGGGACGATAATCTTTAGCCACCAAGTCAAGGAGCAGATCAACAGCCTGCCTTCTCTCTTCCCTTTTTCGCCTTTCCTCTTCTTTCTTCTCTTTCCTCCGTTGCTCTATGCCATACACCAGCCCTTTACTAAGGCCAGTGACAAAAGGAACCAGACCGTTGGGCATTAGTATTCACCTCCTATTCAAATAACCCAAGTCCCTTTCCAGCTAATCCAAGTATTCCTAAGCCTGCCAAACTGCCCAAGGACTGCCACATAGAAGCCTGTTGAGCAGCAGCAGCCTGCGCAGCAGCAGCCCTTTGCTGATACACCATAGCACTTCTCTGCTGCTCAAGACCCACAAGAGTCCGAAGGGTAGGGCCGTAGCCCGCTCCTACCATACTTGCTAATGTTGCCCGTGCTTCCTCGTACAGAGCCCTTATGGCTGCGGCCTTGGCCTGGGGCTTCCAGTAGGCTTCCAGTTCCAGCATCGCTCTTTCCTTTGCTCCTCCAGGCCTCATACCAGAGATGGCTTCTCTTGCTCTACTGTATTCCCGTTCAATGGCTTCCATGTAAGGAGCAAGGAGGTAAGTAGGAGGACGGGTAGGAGATGTAGGAGGAGCTGAGGGAGTCGTAGGGGGAGCCGTAGAAGGAGCCGTAGGTGTAACAGGAGCAGCAGGGCCTTTCGTCTTCTGCTCATAGGCATACTTCAGCATTTCGTAACGCCCTGGATAAATGGGCATCCCTGTCTCATAGTCTATATTTCCTTTTTCCTTCTGCATGAGAGAATATAACTCCCATGGAGGTAAATCCTTGATCTTCTCCCAATAAGACCTTTCCGAAGGAGGTAAACCATATGGTCCAGGATGCCATTTAAAAAGATGAGAAGGAGGAGAAACATCTGAGGGCCACTTGTAAGAAGTAGGGGCCGCAGGAGCCGTAGGAGCAACAGGCGCCGCTGAAGTAGCAGAAGCACCAACAGCAGAAGCACCCGGCCAAGCCCAAGCGGACTCCCGTAGGATAATCTCTTCATATGGTGCAAACCTCTGTAGCCTCTTAGCTAATTCCTTCTCATAAGGCCCAGGCTTAGGAGCCTCTACCTTAGGACGACCTCCACCCATTACTTACACCTCCTTAGCAACTATAATGGCATCGTATCCTTTACTAAACAGGTTCTTGACTTCTCCACAAATGGAGTAGCCAAACCGTTTAGCCACCTGTAAACTTGCCCTGTGCCGCTTCCAGATGAAGCCCATCAGTACTACCTCCCCGTATACCTGTTTTACCACATTTTCCATCCCACGGCAAAGTTCCTCCAGATACAGGCGGTAGGCAGGATAGATGAAGAAGGAGAAGGCAAGAGCATGGGGAATTTCGTAGAAGAAGGCAAAGGCAACAAGAGTGTTGTCAAAGAAAGCCATGAGGCAGTTGCAGGTGGAAAGCTCTTGGCAGAAGTCCTCAAAAGTATCCCATCCGCTGTTACCGGGAAAAGCATATCTGTAAGCCTTATCCTCCTTCATGCTGAGCCACCATTGGTAGAGGAAAGGAGTATCAAAGATATCAGGGTGAAACCAGAGGTATGTGAAGTGCTCAGTCCTGTACATCATGCCACTGCCTCATACTGGTCTTCCAAAAGTTCTATCTCCAGCCAGACTTTTGCTATTGGCTTCCTGTCCAATTCCCTTATCAATACAAACCCTCCTTCTTCCTCATTCTTTTCCAATTCGTATCCCTCAATAGCCAAAAGGTAAAGCACATCCTCTGCTTTCATCATAAAATCTCCTTCCTATCTGCTATGTGGGGTAGATCATAGAGGAAAGCATGGTGGTAAAGCTTGCCGTCTTCTGTTACCTCAATTATGCACGCTCCTATATCAGGTTGCATTCTCCCGTAGAGCTTAAGGAAAACTTTATTGGGAACCCAAGCAATCCAGCAGGGAACCTGAAGCATGTACTGCCCATTTTGCTCCATGTAAAGGTAAAAGTGCCTGTGGGCTTTGACTATCACCTGAATGGGAGGAAGCTTGCCTACTCCTACTGAGGCATTGATGAAGAGGTTCTCTCTGTCCATCACCGTAGTCCGGTAAACAGTGGCCTGGGTAGTACCATGGGTAATGAAGAAAGTCAAAGAAGAGGGGGCAAAGCGGCAAATAGAAGCCATTCCTTTCCACTTGCCTCCCAAAAGCTGAACCACCATTTGGTCTGCACTCACTCCACCGGGCAATACATGATATCCTGATCCTTCTATTCCATAGATGTCTCTATCCTTACACAGTCCTCTTAGTAAGACTACTGCCATTTCTATCTGATCATTTAAATCCGCTACTACTAAGTTGCGTCCATATCCTTTTGGATTGGGCCCATCTATCAGATCTCCCATTAGGAAAACTGTATCTACCCCAAGTTCATCACACTTCTGGCAGAAATCCTCAAAGTACTCAAAAAGCTTCTTCTGCCCACTGTTGAGACGAACAACGTTCTTCTCCTTGGTCCTGTACCCCTCGGGGGCTACTGCAAAGCGGCTTCCCACATGCAAGTCCCCCACAAAGGCAATCACTCTACTCATTCTTTCCACCTCCTGCACTTATTCTCCGCACCAAGCGGACTACCAGACTAAGCCAAATGTCAATGGCACATATTATTACTCCCAAAAGGATAAGGATTACTGCCTCCATCTATCACAGTACCTCCACCACAGGATTCATTCCTTCTTCTAATACCCTATGGCGATATACCTTGCGCCATATCCTCCCACATGAAGTACAGCGCCAAGAGTTGCCGCTTGATACAGGGATTCCCCCACACTCAGGACATCTGGGCCGATCAAAAAAGTCAGGAGGAGGAGATTTGGGCTTGGGAACCTTTTTCCATTGTCTTCCACATTTCTTACAGTACCAACAAAGGCCATTAGAGACAGGAACACTTCCACAATGGGGGCAGAGGGGGCGATCGTCTTGAGGTAGTGTCTTACGGGGACGCCTTACCTTTGTCCACTGGCGCCCGCACTCCCTGCATAGCCACTTTCTTCCACTTGAAATAGGATTGGGAGCTCCACACTCGGGACATGGCGGCCTATCTGTCTTCTCCTTCTTCTCCAAGTAACGTCCTCCTTATCTCTCGCTTAACCTCTATTAAAATTAGCCTTCCCAACCCTTCTATATCCCTCTCGTGAAATTTGACATAAGTTTCATCCTTCAACCATCCTTTTATCAAAGAGCAGATTTCCTCAAGTAAACCATCCCAGTCCAAAGCACTCACTTTATCAGGTGGTCAGCAAAACCCCACTCTATAGCCTGCTGAGCACTGATCCATGTTTCCTCTGCACACCGCTTCTTCAGCTCCTCAGGAGAAAGCTTGATGCGAGAGGCAAGCATCTGGATCATAGCATTCTGAAGTTTCCTCATTATTTGTGCTTCTTTCTCTACTTGCGAAACACTTTGGGTAGACAGGAATTTGAATACTAATAGCTCATGCACCATGACAAAGGAGCAATCGGCAATCCAGCGGTGGCCGGGACTACCTGCGGCAAGGATAACAGCAGCGGCGGAAGCGGCGATGCCATAGCAACGGACTTCTATGATGATGCCTTTGGATTGCAATTCCAACATAAGCTGGGCGAAAGAAAGACCGTCGAAGAAGCTACCCCCAGAGGAATTGAGGTAAATGACAATGTGCTTTACGCCGTACCGCCTAAAAAAGTGGGTGGCTTTAACAAAACGAGAGAATTCTCCTACCACGCTTCCTGTAAGGAGATAATAACCTGTTTCACCAGAACCTATGAAATAAGAATAGTCGGGAGGAGCTATAGGGTAAGGAAGGGGTTCAACTTCGAAGACCTCGGCAAAAGAAGCACTAATCATCAGTAGGCATAACACCAATACCGCCAATCCTGTTTTTATCCTACTCATAGCTTATCCTCCTACATTTCTCTCAATCCCTCTAAAAAGAGGGCTCTTTCTGCCTCTCTTCTCCTTACCAATCCCTTCAATCTCCTCCCTCCTGCATACACCCACCTCAAGAACTCATCTGCCGCATCCCAAAAATCCCCAGCATTCAACTTGCGCCTCAAGGTAGAGGCCCTAAAAGCATAGATGCCAACATTAAAAGCAAAGCTGACCAAAGCATCCCGCATCCAAGGGTGGATCAGAACATGGATAAGCGGATACAGCCTCCACTCCACCTTGATAAGATCCCACACCAAAAGCCTAAGTGCCTCCTCCTCTGTGATACTTTTCACAAGTCTCTCCTTCTCTTGTGGAGTTACCACGTGCCCGTAACCGATGGTGAGGTAGCCTGCGGGGCAGAGGTAGGGCTTGGAGCGGAAGCCCTCGAACTCCTTGACCAGCTCTATACATCGTGGGGTCATCCGTCTTTCCTTCCGAAGGTTCTTTTTATTGCCCTTCTGCCGAACCAGAAGAGGATAACGGCGGCCACAAACTCCTGATCGGCAGGTGTCCAGACAGCAGCAAGGCCTCCAGCTTCCTTAGCCAGTGAGAACTTTACCACCAACCAACAGGCCATAATTAGGTAAGTCAGGGTGGGACGAACTGTCTGGTTATAGAGATTGCCCAGTACCTGCAGAAAATCCACCCAGAATTTCCCAGTAGGCTTAATAGGTTGTGGCTCTGCAAACTTGTAAACTGCTTTGTCAAGCTCAATGTCTGCCTGTGCCTCAGCCTCTGCTATTCTGATCTCAGCCATTTCCTTCTGGTACTTCAACTGCAACTCCAACATCTCCAGCTCCTGCTTGTGCTGCTGCCGCTCCCGGAAGATCTTGATGACCTCTGGGACAACAGAGCCTACCAGCCCCAGAATGGCACCTGCTAACATCTCCTGCCTCCTACTTTATAAGATCAATCTGGTTCACAAGCACAGCTAACCTCTTCAGTGCACTTTTAATCTCCTTCTTTGTTCCCTCTTCATACTGATCCAGCTTCTTCTCCATCTTCCTTCCCCACTTCACGAAATACTTCTTGGGGTTAACGAACATCAGGGGCCAGTTGTGAGCAAGTGCACCTGTGCCCACTACACCCACAACCAATCCAAGCACAAAAGCGGCAATCAACTCCATCATGGCTATTACCTCCTTTCTTTTAAAAAATTATTCATTTCTCTTTGGAATTTCATTCTCTATGACCTGCCTATCGCCTTAGCCCTAAGTTAATTAGAACACTTGTAACAGTAGCAACAAGAAATCCCCACACCGAAGCCTTTCCTTCCACTTTGGACACCTTACTTTTCACCTCCGACACATCATCCACCACCTTATCCAACTTTCTTTCAATGCTCCCCAACTGTTGAATCACCATCTCCTGTTTGCCTTTGATCACTCCAATCTCTTCACGAAGTCCGTCATCCATCGGTAACACCTCCAGAAGAAGTACATTACTTCAATTAACCTCCACTAACATTCTTCTCCATTCTATGCAGTACGATATAAGCAAATCATCATCAAAGTAGCTGTATATCCCGAAGAGGAAGCGTTTTTCCCATCCACCCTTACCTTTAAAGTTTTAATCCCTGAGGAAGAAATTGTTATATTTGTCTGAGTCCCAGTTGTTACAACATCAGAAGCTGAATATTGGTCAAAGCTTGCCACTTCAGCTCCATCAATATCGATATCAACAATGGGTCTGTCAGAAGCTGCATGATACATGAATTTCAAAGTATATGTTCCTGCAACAAGGGGAATTTTATAGCTTAAATTATCTCCGTCTCCTCCCGAGCTATTATAAAGAACACTCTGTAGGGGGGCATAAGCCGTATCTGACGCAGAATTTTCCCACGTACCTTGTCCTACACTGTCATAAAACCAAGGCCAAATCAGCACATGTCCATTAGCTAAATTACCGTCAACATAGTTCTTTGTAGCAGCATCTTGGGCATCGGTCGGGTCGGCAAGATTGGTGATCTTGTTATTGTTCATATCAATGCTACCATAGATACTACCCCCATCCCGATACAGAACGTATTCCTTCCAACCTTGGTCTGATTTCCACGCAAAAATCTGTGCTATTTGAAACCAGCTTGAGTTGTTATAACCCGTAAAAGTGAACCTTAGCTTTGAAGCTCTATTCCCCCAAAGAGTGTATTGACGAAACACCTCTGGCCGGTTATTACCACTTATCTCGGCGGCAGTCTTCCACTCTGCATCAATTGAATCATATACTTCTACCTTAAAATCTGTCGCATAATTACTCCCTCGAAATGAAATCCCCCATCCATTCATATCGGTTAGGATAGAATGGAAAGTGACCTCCACCGTAATAGTTCCTGACGGGTTCTGCCAACTAACACTACCCCCTCCATCAAACAAATTCTCAGCACTTCCTCCAGATGGAGATGGATTAAAGCTTACCGATCCTCCTCGGAAAGTATTGAAAGCAAGGTGGTTAAGTAGGGGAGTGAGTAAAGGGGTAGTATCAGGGCTTACACGGAAAGGAATGACGAATTTCTTAAAAGCAGGATAAAAAGAACTCGTCCCTGCGCTCCAATCTCCAGTCAAAGGAACTGTGCCATCAGCAGCGAGAAAATCAGGATTATGGGCCTCATTGCCGTGCTCTGCCGGCGTCGGCGTGATTTCTATCCATGAGGTCCCGTTGTCATAGTAGAGCTTTCCAGTGTCTGTGGCGTAAAAATAGCGGTCTTTGGTTCCAGCTGTAGGTCTATTAGCCTCCACATCAGCAGTTAACCAACCACCTTGAAGCCCCCGAATATCACCACTGAATTCAACCCCATCCTCAGTTGACCTAACTTTTACAACCTTCCCAGACTGGCCACTATAGGAAGAGGGAGTATCATCAAGGTCAGTAAAATAGGGAGCAGAAGTTGTTACCACAATTTTCCCGTTGGTATTCAGGACTTTTATCTTGCCACCCTCAAAGTGCAGCGAATAACCAGGTTGTAAAAGAAGATCTTTAGGGATAAGCCTTCGGGAAGTTCCACCTGAAGGCTTGAGGAACAGGTTGACAGTAATATTGGAAGATCCTGTGTTGACCAAAATAATAGCAGTAACTGCAGTAGTAGAAGTAGCTGTGAATAAATCTCCTTCTGTATCTGCCAATTGTCCATCTGCCAATTGGCTAACAGAAGTACCTACAAGGCCATGAATAGTATAGTCTACAACATCGGCTGTTGATGCATATCCTCTAATAACATCTCCCGTATCAAGAGCTATCATCCTTTAATCCCCCAATAATAAAGCATAAAACAAAGCTGTGTTATTAACATAGGTTTTGTTTGCAAGACTATCAGTAAATTCTAATCCATCTTCAGTTGCCTTCACCACAACGGCCTTTCCCGCCTGCCCTGTGTAATCCGAAGGGGCGTCATCCAGTTCTACAAAGTCAACTCCATGAGGATTGCCACTGGTGGTGTTTTTGTGGTCTTCCCAGCCCTTAGCCAAGGAATTGCTCAAGACCTTGTTCTTAGTAGCATCGGTAGAAGTAGTATCCACAGGTTGGATACCATGAGGAGAAGAAGCCGGTACATCAGCATCTATATGGCTCCTTACCTCTTGGACTGTGGTGTTATTGTTTCCATCTGTCAACTGGTTGCCAACGTGAACATCCTTGAACCATCCCTTCTGCCACTTATAGCTACTAGAACCAAGATCATCTGCCTCATTTTCCTTTGGCTCCACATTGCCACTGGTGGCGCTATGAGGGACGAGAACATCGTTACGCAAATCCCAAATACCTTGAGGATTAACAGAAGGATCTTTCTCAGAAGCAGTATCTCGGTACATTACAAAGGCTCCCACCCTCTCTATGGCCTCCACCAGGATCCTAATGGTTCGGTTCAGGTGATCCACCATTTCCTCTGTGGAGGCCACAGGTGGGATCTCAAGCCATTCGCCTATAATCCTCTGCCTTGCCACTATTCAACGCCTCCTCCACCTACTGGTTCAGTTGCTCCCCCTATCGGTTCCCATTCTATCTCTAAGCCATAGAATTTGGCAATATTGCTGGAAATGGAAACCTCGTAGTTGAGATAATGGCCTATCAGGTTGGTGGTGGGATAGAAAGTCCCAAGTGCACCGTAATCAGTCGTAATGGAGACGTTGTTCTTGCTGTACTCCTTCCCGGTGCCTCCACCGTCCACCTTGAGCGTGATGCTGACTTCCGGGGTGCCCTGAACCTTATGCACTTTGAACTTGAAGCCCCTCAAGCGGAATTTCCTACCCGGGCCAGCGGGGAAGATCCTGTTGCTTTGGATGAGATTGGAGCTGTCCGGGGAAGGGGAGGTATCATCTGGGTAGACCGACTGGAGATCAAGCGGATACTCATAGGGCCCTACATCATACTTAACTGCAATAGCATTCAATCCTTTCTTTGCCCGAGAAGTACTTAGGTAAAAGAAACTGTCATCAATATGAAGAGTCCGAAAGCGAGGATCTGTACAGAAAGCACTATAGCCGTGTTCATCTATACTCCACTGGCCATCAGAATGTACAACCAATGTATTGAGACTCCTAATGTTTAAATTACTCTCTCCCACCGGAGAAGCATCACAAGCATAAAAACCATTCTCGTGTTCATATGTATCAAGCAGTGTCAAATTGCTACCATCAAATTGGAAATAATACAAAGTGTTACCAGCTGGATACTCTTCACAAGCTACCAATTGCTCTCTTGTCGGCCCCCAACCTATACTTCGGATTCTGGCTGTTGTAGAGTATGTCGTTACAAGGGAAATTGACGAACCATCCCATTTAAAAAGATAAAGGATGGAAGCACCTCTTGTTCCTACTGCTATATACTTACCACATGGAGAAAAACGGGCCTGACACACTTCACCTGACAAAGTATATGTATCAATTAAAGAAAAAGAGTCGGTACTACAGTCATAAACCGCAACTTTGCCATCTCCGTTTGAAACCACAAGGTAATCTTCAACTGGAGAAAAATGGCAATGGATGTTACTCGAGCCAAGTGAAACAGTATCAAGCAAAGCAAGGTTGGAGCCATCAAATCCTAAAAGCCAAATAGTTCCTACTGCTCCAGAAACAACAGCAATTTTAGAACCATCTTTATTAAATGAACAAGACTGGCCTGTATTGGTAAGTGTATAAGTATCCACAAGCGTTAAATTTGATCCATCCCAAGAGTACACAGAAAAATAAGGCGACTCTCCATGTGCAACAGCTATATAACTACCGTTTGGCGACCAAGCTACACCGTAGCCTCCTACGTCACCCGGCAGAGTAGCACTTCCCGCTAAACTAAGAGTAGATCCGTCAAATTCATAAACAAAAAGAGCAGCTTCCTCACCTTTCACAGCGGCAATATAATTACCATTGGGAGAAAATCTAACTTCATCAAGGGACCCGTTGGAAACCTTAGTAAGAAATGAGAGGTTGGCTCCATCACTTTTTAATATGTGAAATTCAGGGGCATTCTCCACACCTACAGCTACATACTGAACTGTTGCAACCTCCCTTTCCACTTCTCCAAAAGTCACAAACCCACGGTTACCAGCGGTAGAAACAGTCCAAAAATTGTAGCCATAGTAATTATCAAGTGGCTTTTCTGCTCTTAAGATACCCTCAATAGGTTCCCCAATGCTCTTAGCCAGCCCCCCCACAAACAGTATTACGGATTTAGCAGGAGTCACCATCATTATCCCCGTGGGTATCACCGCCAGTGCAGCAGGGCCTATAACCCCTATGTCTGCCACCTTCCTGATCTCAAACTGATCGTTGATGGGGCCTACTACCTGATATGCCTCATCTTTGGTAAACACATAGGTGGTTCCCCTGAAGGTAGCAAGGGCTAAAAGCTCAAGGCCTGTGTCTATGTAGTTATCAGTAGGCCAGTAATCAGGCTGCCAAGAGGAAGACCACCAGAGCCGGCCATCATCGTCTACGGCAAAAAGGCGGCCCAGTTGCTCGTTCCATTCAAGGTAGACAATGTCGGAAGGTGGGGGATCATGGTCAGTTGGGATATTCTGGCCCCATTCGCTTTCGGCTGTGGATACGGTATAACTCGTAGTTTGCCCCGCTCCTGGATTATCAATAGTAGCAATTAGCATATATTCTGTTACCGATCCTCCCAAACCATAAATTCTAATCTTATCCACTCCCGGTTGCCCCGTGCCGGCTATGTTGCTCAAGTCCACATTCTGGTTGGCCACGGTAACGGCATCCGAAGCAGGAGATCCATTGCTCTCAATGTCCAGAGAGGAATCGTAATAGGTGTAGCGGAAGTAGTAAGTGCCGTCCAGAGAACCTGCATCTCCTGCAGCGGCAGAGGGAGCTTGGGTGGGTGCTTCTATACCGAGGTTAAGGGTTGTAATGGAAGAACCCAGCTTGACCTTCTTGGACTTCAGGCTTCCATCTGAACTCCAAGCTCCTATGAAGGCATAGGGAACTGTGGAAAGGGAATAAGGATTGAAAACAGGGATGTTATATACGGCAAAATCCCCTGCGGTAGTGGGTGTAACATCCGTATAACTGTCACCGTCTATATCGTAGATCCTGACATAGTAATGGCCATGCTCGTCAGTGCCCCCGCTTTTCTCCAGCACACCTATGATGACGTAATTCTTGTCTCCGGCACGGGCGGAAAAAGCCTTAATAGGAAGGCCAAAGTCTGTCCAAGCTGAGGTAGGGATGAGGCTCTGGCCCGGGAGAACCATAAGTGCACCATCGTTGGTAAAGCTTACCCCACGGAGCTTGGAGGCAAATTCCACTCCCGTATCTCCAACCCCCATGCCCTTTGCTGGTGCCGATATCCACGTCCTCGGCATATCAGAGCCTCCTGTAGGCTGAGATGGTGGAGATCAGGTGGGACATAACTGCCTGGAAGAGGGTGAGGAAGAACTGGGAGCGGTCTGGATCTTTCCCTTCCCCTTCGTACATGAAGGCGAGGTGGAGAGCATAGAGGTAGTGGGGTAAGGTGAAGACCTTCGGGACACCTGAAGCATCAATCCTTGTGCCCACCTTAAGGATGGCATGGATATCCTCGTTGTCTGCATCGGGAGGAGGCCAAAGGGAGAGGTCAGTTGGATCCCCTTCGGTCTGATACCAGTAGGTGGGAGTGCCCGAGCTTTCGGATTTCCAAGAAGAGGACAGAGAGCGGGGATCCACTTGGTAGAGCCCAGAGGAATCGTAGAACACATGGATTATGTCCTGTACATCAGCCAAGGGCAGTCTCCTCCTCTGCGTCACTTACTGTGGTGATGCTGTAGGAGGCCTGGTCGGCAACGGAGCTGACCTTCTTCATGGCCACAAACAGGCCGTAGCTTTCCAAGTGGCTGAGGGCCTGGTTGGATATCTGAGTCCTGACGTTGCTACTCCAGACCTCATCGTTGGGATCTATGAAGTCCAGGATGTCCTCAAAGGTCATTTCCCGCCCCCAAGTGCAGAGAGATTGAAACGTGGGTAGCGGAAGTCACTATCCCTGTCTATCCCCAAAGCCAGGTAGCTGGCCTCTTCTATTCCCCTACGGAGCCAGTAGCCTGCCCTCGCCAACATGTGCTCCTTGAGGTCAACCATAAGGCATCTGCCAACTGCTATGTGGGCCATGGGATAATGCCAAGGGTCGTCAAGTGGAGGATCGGAGCCATTGGCAATTTCATCGGGGATGTAGGCGTAGTTGAGGATGTAGTCATGGGATGAAGTAGGCTTGGGCCAGAGGAGAATGTGGGAAGAAGTAAAGGCATAGTACTGGGGTGTGCCTGTGGTGGAAAGGCCCAAGTTGCGCAGTTCGGACAGGCTCATGGGATACAATCTGGTGTTATCACAATAGAGGCTATAAGGGCAGAGAAAATCGGACGGGATGTCCAGAGGATAGGTGCCTGAGAAGGAATAGGATTTGAAGAAGGCGTGGAAGAGAGTGGCTAAGACATAGAGAGCAAAGTTGATCCCCTTGTAGATCTCGGATTGGGTGTAAAAGACCTTGTTCTCGTCCATCAGGATACGAGAGATGTAGGTTTCCATTTCCGTGCCCGTCATAGTGCTTCACCTCTGAGCATCCCACCAGTAGACATCGTGTTTGTAGAGGAAGTCGTCTCCTTTGGGTAATTCAGCGCTGAACATCTCGTCCTTTACCTGATCGGGGAGATCCTGGTGCCTGAGGTCATCCTCCCTTGCTATCTGGTACAGCATCTGGGCCTGCTGGGAGGCAAGAGGAATGAGAGAAGCATAGTTGGCATTGCGGATTGCTGCCATTTGGTAGCAACTGACTAAGGTAAACTGCTCCACCAGATCTTCTGGAAGCAGACAGGTGGCGCTGTCGGAATAGTCTATCTTCTTCACATAGTGGACACGGACACCGTACTGCTGGTCAGGAATGGGGAAAAGGCGGATCTTTTGATACTGGTTGCTGTCCTCTCCAACTGGTGCCCAGAGCCAAGGAGGACCTGTGGTGGTCAACTGGGGATCGAAGCGATCCATGGCATCTCTGGAGCTTCTCTTCACCTTGACATCATGGACTACCGCCTCCACTTCTGCCACATCCGAGGGAAGAGAGTAGATATGCTGAAAGATGGTGTAACTGCTGCCGGACAGGTCATCTGCCCCCTGATAAGCAGGGGAAATAGTGAGAGAAGTGTTGCCACCAACAGAGGAGATGGTGTAATAGTACCGCTCATCACCGAAGCGGATGAACATGCCCTCGTGGGAAGAGGTCCAAGCGGTGCCGGAGCCTGTGACAGAAGTGGAGCCTGAACTTACAGAAACTGTGCCCGTGGAATAGGTGCCCTTGGTGTAGACATAGGAAACCCCTCTCAGAGCTGCCCAAGGCCAAGAAGAGAGGAGGGTCTGATACCTGCGCTTGAGAATTTCTTTTACCGCCGCCAAGTCCAGCTCAGGGACATAGCGGTGGATGTTGATTGCTATCTCCAGAAGCGTCATCTCTTACCAGCCGCCTTCCGATTTCCCTGACCAGAACGCTGCCCCTGTTGCTTCCTCGTGGGCACCCGGGGTTCAGTAGCCAGTTCCTTCAGCATAGGATCAAGTTCTCGTGGACTGCTGTAGCCCAGCTCCAGTGCCTTCTTCTGCCGCCACAAGATCTCCGCAGCCCGCCAGACAGTAGGAGGTTGCTCAACAAGTCGGTCCCATGGCATGAGTTTTAGTTCTTTAGTACTCATAGCCTTCCCTCACAATGTAACCTACAGCGGTGCAGTAGGCGGTGCTATTGGCAGTCTCCACGGTAAGGTTCAAAGCAGTATCCTCGGAAAGCTCATAGCCACGGGGACCGAAGTTCAGCACATGGGTGCCGACCTGATTGGTAGCCCAGAACTTAGTGCCCCCAACTCCATTCTCAAGGGCAATGACGGCATCCGTGCCCACGGAAAGCACAGAGACAATGGCGTGGGTGATCCTTAGCTTCTTGCCACTGCCAGGAGAAGAGATAATGGTCTGGTCTCCTACTGCCGTGAGACTGCCTGTGCCCTGAGTGCTTTCATACAGCTCATCCCTTGGCATAGCAACATCCTCCTCAGGAAAGGGGGAAGAGGACAATGCCTCCTCCCCCTTCTGGTTTCTAACTGCCGATGATCATCACCCTCACATCAGTGAGAGAGCTCAGGTCGGTGCCGTTGCCCACCTCTTCAGCCGGGCCTGGATCAACCGCAGAACGGAACCCAGAAGGAACGGTGATAATCGCACCATTAGCAGCGGTAGAAGTCACAGTAGTAGAACCAGAATCAACAGTTAAAGCATTAGCTCCAGTAGTAGCAGCATCCTGAGTCTTGGTGGGATATAACGCCTTCAGCTTCTCATTGGTGTAATCGTACTCAAAGATGTACCCGGACTTCGGAGTAGCCTGGAGAAAATCAATGGCCTTCAACCCGACATCCGAAGCCTGCAAACTCTCTCCACCCGTGGGGTAAGAGCTGTCAAAGTCCACATCGGCAATCACTATTCGCTTGTTGCCAAAGACCGTCCTCTCTACAACGCTTATTGTCAGAGCCATTGCCACACCTCCTTACAGCATGAGGTCAACGAGAGTGACGGTGTTATCAGCCACATCCGCTTCCTTCACGATTACACCGAGCACAGGGTGAATGTTGGCATAGTCACCATTGGACGCAGTAGGAGAGCCCAGAATCATCCCCTTGCCAGCATGGTTGGTGGAGGCAATGACCAGCTTCTCATCAAGCTCCTGGCCGGCGGAAGCACCAGCAGTGTCAATCTCCACAGGAGCCCAGCCTCTTACCTGACCCCAGAAGTAGTAGTTGGCAGTGACAGGACGGATGGTCACGCATACGGGCCTCTGCTGAGCATCAGTTGGGTTGACCACAAGCCCATTGTAGGGAGAAGGATAAAGGTCAACATCGGTATCGCTGGTATCCCATGCAGTGATAAGGGGATCGTAAAGGACCACCTTAATCTTACCGCTTCCGCCTCCACCTGTAGCCGTATTGGAGCGGATCTTGTAGATCTCTCCCTTGCCGGTGCCGTCAGTGACCACCAGATAGCCCTCGGCGAAGTCATTGGCCGAAACACCGGAAGCCGTGATGGTCACCTCCGTGGTGCCAGCGGTATGGGCCACAGTTACCGTGTCCTCGTGAGTTGGACTGGTGATGTAGGTGTGGAACAGCGCAGCGCTCAGGTTGGAAGAACCAGCCTTGCAGTACACGAACTCACGCCCATCGCTGAGCACCAACCTCTCACCTAACCTATGCTTGGCAGTTGAAGAGATCTCATAGAGTCCCTGCTTGGGACCCCCCTGCATTAAACCAGAAGCAGCTCCCATCTTTCTATACCTCCTTTCCTTTGGTTATGGGCAACCTCAGAAGGCGATTGGCTTCGCCTCGGAAAGGATTTCTTCCTTCGGTTGCCATTACTCTTCCTCAGTTGCTGTCTTTTTCCTTCTTTTCCTACCCTTCTTAACGCCGCTCCTCTCAGCCGCTATATCCTGTACCTCCTCCAGAAACCTCCTCACGGCAGGCATGAGCTCAGGGAAGTAGCGCACAAGAATCTGGAGCAGCATCACCACCTGCCTGAAGATCAGGACAGGATTGGGCCCCTGAGCCTGCTCTTGGGAGGAGGGAGGGGCAGAGGCAGGCGGAGGGGGAGAACCTGCCCCTGCCAGATCAAAGATATTAGGAGGGGCCTGAGGACCTTCAGCGGGAGGAGGAGTAGGCGGAAGGTTCCTCTGATCAGCCATCACAGACCTCCTTTAGGTCACGTTCTTAATGATCCCGGACCGCCATGGAGCAGTCACGATCAGGTTGCACATCACAAGGAGCTGGCGCACATAAGCATCCTGATTGGTAGGTTCTTTGGGCGGTGTCCAGACGAAGTTCCTGTTGGTGTTGATCACAAACTGGATGTATTTGGTGTTGAGCACGAAGATGGTACCGCTGGGGCAGTAGTTGTCAGGAACGATCACCGCCCGGTTGAAGGTGATGCCCTCGAAACCTACCTGCGCCAGATCGCTGTCCTTGGGCAGGAACCTCTGCTGAGGCTGTACCCTTGCCCAGAGCTTGTTGTACAGCGCAGGGGGCATCACGATCAAATCAGGATGCTCGTCGCCGTCCATGCAGGTGCCGTACATGTCCTGGATCATGTCCAGAGTGAGACTGCCGCCCGTGCTGTCCACATTGCCCTTCCACCAAGTATTGGTGCTCCGGCTGATGCCACCGTAAGTGGAATAGGTGTTGCCGTCATCGAGACCATTGAGTAGCCCGTCCACGGCCTTGCCACCGTCACCAGTACCATCAGAGTAGATGCCCTCGCAGAGTTTCTTACGCATCGTGAGACTGGCCACCTCCATCTTAGGCCTCAGGATACCAATGATCTCCTGATCGCTCTCGGCTCTGGCGATGTCGTCACCAGGAATGGTCACGTTCACATAGGCAGACTTCCAGTCCCACTCAGCGTAAGTATGGGTCTGCTTGTAGCTGGTGTCAAAAGTGTCAAGACCGCTGTAGTAGCCGCTGGGCAACTCATCGTAGACCACGGGCTGGGCAATCTTACGACCTCCCCTCAGCTTGACGTTGTTCTTGGTCATTAGACGGACAAGCAGAGGGGTGGCCTTAAAGAACTGGTTAACGATGCCGGGCAGAAACGCTTTCCGCACAGCAACATCAAGGTCATCATATGTCAAAGCCATCCCTTAACACCTCCTTTTAGCCTGTTTTTTGTTTCTCCTGCCTCAGTATCTCCAAAGCCCTCGCCTCTGCCTCTTCCATGGATGTTGGAACCTCTTCACCTTCGGGAAGTTTGAATACCGAAGGAGGAGGTCCCTCGGCAGTAGGCGATGGGCTCTGAGCCAATAGCTTCTGCCTCTCGGCTTCAAGTTGCTCCTGCAGCTTGGACTGGACTTCCTTCTCCTTCAGTTCGTTGAGATAAGCGAACTGGTGCAGCCGCTGCCAGTCCTCGAAAGTAAGATCAGGTTTGCCATACTCCTGAGCCATCTTCAGCAACCTTTCCTCGTCAAAAGGAATGTCCGGATACTGCTGCCGGTGCCACTCCCGAAGCCGATCAAGGTCGTATTTATATCTAAATGCCTGTTCCATCCGGTGAAGACGCTCATCGTACTGCTTGGCGAGGTCTTCCCACCTGCGGGTTATCTCTTCGAGCTTCTTCAACATGACATTCTCTCCTTCTTCCTCCTCCTCTTCCTCCGTATTGAGGAGAGAGGAGAAATCAAGCTTACTCCCCTGCGGTTGCTGCCCCTGAGGTCCCCAGGCGGGCAGTCCGTCGGGAGTGAAGTAACCAAACTGAACCATCTGATCGTACCACTTCTGCCACTCCTCGGCCTGCTTAGCCTTGGCCTCGAGATCTTTCAACTGCTCTTCAAACTTCTTCCTCTCTTCGGCCAAAGCCTGCGTCTTGCGGGTGTAATCCGCCTGACGCATATAGCCTTGGAGCAGCTCGTCCAAGGTGACCTCTAACTCCTCGTCACCAACCTTGACTTTGTATTTCTCTGCCATTTTCACACCTCCTGCTTGTTCTCTCCGTTCTTCGGGGGTGGCCTGTGCCTTGTCCCCGAACCGGCTCGAATGCAGGAACCGGACAGAACGGGCATGTTGTTTTCAAAGATCACGAGGGGGAACACTTTCGCTCCCCCTCACCCTGGTCATATGATGCGGGTTACGGCCTTACGCCTGCGCACCCTGCGGACCTTCTTGCGGCCCTTCTTAGCTTTCCTCGCTTTTGCCATCACACACCTCCTTTTGTGTTCTGGGGACTACCCATTAGCCCCTGCCCTTGGGATTGCGCCCAAGCTTCCTCCGAGCAGCGATAGCCTTCTTGATATTGCGCTTCGCAGCGGCTATCTGCCTTCTGGTGGCCATCCCTTCTCACCTCCTTACTTTGGATTTCTGACGCCTCTTGGCGAGGCGTGCCTCAAGCCGCTTTTGGGTATTGGCTCTGGCCCGCTTCTGCTTCATCTGCCTCAAGGCCCTGCGGTTTACCTTCCGCTTAGCCATCGCCTGCTCCAGCTCGTGGACTTCTTACCCAAATACCTCAACTCTGGCGGCCGCCACTGGGGAATGGGAGGAAGCCTGCGGGTACGGGATCTCTGCCTTTGGGTTTGATCCCACTTCCTCAGGAGCCTCGCCACTCCATAAGCCCCAAGGCCACCAAGGAGACCACCTAAGAAAGCACCCCAACCGTTAGACATTTTTATCACCTCACTCCTAGACGCCTCATTGCCCGGAGGTACTGTCTCCTGAGGCGTCTGACTTTTTTACTTCTTGAGCGGCGCATGTGCTCAGGCCTGAGCCATCCCCGCTTCCGGGCCTGCGCCTTGAGCCATCCTGCAAGGCGGCGGGGATCGGAAATCCTGTCAGTATGCCGGGCAAGAGCAATAGCTGTGGCATAGAACCCCTTTCGCCCTGCAGCACGAATGGCGGCAGGAAGCAGGACTCTCTTGGCCAACCTGCGCCTCCTTGCTCTTTCCGCTGCACTCAAAGCCATGGCAACAAAAAGGGGAAAGCTACCCTCTACAGGCAACTTTCCCCTTCACGGCGTTATGTCTTACCTGTGCCTTACTAAGAGATTAAAGCATCTTCAGCACAATGTCAAGTGTCAAGCCTCTAGTCTGTCCCCATATGGCAGTTTGAAGAGGAGATGCAGTTCTACCTTTTCAAGCCTATTAGGTCTCTCGTAAATCTTCTCAAGCTTAAGCCACCCTCCATAACGGGAGGTAATGGCACGCACCTCCTCTATCATTTTCTCAACATCTCTGGGGGTCAGTAGCTTAGGATTCATTTTGCTCTTTTAGCAGCCTTCCTCTTCTTGCCAATAGGAATTCCTATGGGGCCTCTGCCCCTACCGATACCAAGGCCTCTACCCATGCCCTTAGACCTGATCTTGCCACCTGGACATCTCTTCCTTCTCATGGCTTCAACACCTCTCCTGACATTCCTTTTGCCCTCATCTCAGCTTCCATTCGCCTTGAGGGCTCTGGGACTTTTACCACCTTGGTGGGCCTGCCCTGTTGCTGCTGCATCATCTGGGCTTTCCTCTCCAAAATCTCTTTCCTGTGGGGCCACTCGGCTATCTCCAGCAATGCCTCTTCATCTATTACACCCATGCGGTAGAAGGTAATGGCCATCATGACCTTCTGGATCTTGTTCATGGCGAGAGAGGAGCCTTCGACCACCTTGAACTGGAGATCCCGGAAGGCGGAATGAAGTTTCTGGCGGTAGTCGCCTTCGTAGTACTTGAGGATGGGGTCCATGATTTGCCTTCTCACCCACTCGTATTCCCTGATGTTTCCATCTGGCCCGAGGATCTTGATAACCCTGTCCGTGGTGTAGAACTGAAAGATCCTTGATATCAGCTTCTGGCCTATGCGGGCAAGGAATTGTTCAAAGGAACGGGCACGGAGGCGGATGATAGCCTGAGCGGCGATCTGGAGCGACTCAATGGCCACCCCTGAGGTCAGTGCTCCTCTCTCTCCATGCATTACATCCGTCATTCCGCTTAACACCTGCATCTGAGTTTCAAGGTACTTGACTGCATTCTGGATGTAGGCGGGAAGAGGTGGAGGAGGCTCCCGGCGCAAGGTCTTACCCGGGCGCACTCTCACGATAGCTCCTGGTTTGTTGGTCAGGCGAGTCCATGCAGTAGGGCTTAGAGCATCTTCCTCGCCAATCCAGACGGCATTGCAGGTGAGAATGGCATGCTCCACTATGATAGCCATCAGCTTATTGTACATCTCTTGGAGGCTATGGAGATACTCAACCTCGGAAATTCCCCAAGCACTATTGGGATTGAAGCTCCAGTCAAACATGTCAATTGGGAAGCGCTCGTCTATGTAGGGGTTGGGCTCGTCCTTGAGAATGAGGTGACCAACACGGACAATGTGCCTGCCTCCTGGATACTTGCGCACTGATTGGCCATCTTCAAGCTCCACCCGGCTCCTGTCCTTGATCCAAAACTCCTGCACAAGGCAACGGGGGAGAATGGCCCTTTGCTCCTTCTCTGTGCCAAAGAGGAGTTTGCGGAGGAAGTGCTTGAAGCCTTTCTCTTCCTCTTCTGCCCCATAAGTAGGCTTTATCTTGGAAGCCAAGTGGGGATACTGCTCGTCAAGGACGCTCTTGGGAACAACATACTCGTGGATAATGTACTCAGCTTCATCCAGCTGGTTGGCCCGGAGACAGAAAGGATCAACAAGGTAAACCCGGGGATCGCCTACCACGATGTCAATATCGCCCCTGCCGTCATCTAACTGGGGGTTCCAAACACAGCGGGCAAAGGCAGCTCCGAAGATGGCAGCTAAGATGAGGAGTTCCTGCTGCTTCTGCTGCCAGTTGCGCTCTTCCCAGAGGGCGGCGATGATGTCCTCAAGCACCTCGGCGACAGGCTGGAGATGGTCGTTCCTCGCTACCACACGGATCACAGGGCGGCTGTCGGTGAGGTAAGCTACTTCCCGCTGGATCAGCTCTGCCAAGTGGTTGATAACCGCTGAAACCCGCCAGTCCGGGCGCTTGGAGGGCCAGAATTGCCCTCTGTAATGGTTGAGCCAGCGGTCATAGTTCTTGGCCACTTCCTCTTTTGCGAACTTAGCTTCCTGGTAAATCTTATCCAAATACTGGTTGAGATCCAATTAAGACACCTCCTCTTTGGCTTTCTTTTCCCTCTGCCATTCCAAAAGATCCCGTTCCTCCTCGCTTGGGGCTATGATTTGCTCCTCAGGTGGCGGAGGAGAGGAAAAGCGGGGTAAGGGAAACGGGAAACCCTCGGAATGGTCCAGCTTGCGCAAGATAGCAAATAGCAAAAAGATCTGGCCTAAGAGCAAAATGGCAATGATGGTGAGAAAGGGAAGCAGGATGGTCAATGCGTTATCCATTTGCGACCTCCTTTTGGGCAGCGGATTGACTATCTTTAGCAGCGCACTCGTTGGAGCAATAAATCTGGCCTATCCGCTTGGGAGTGAATTTCTTGCCGCAGTACTTACACACCACTTCCCTTTGCCATACCCCTCCAGACTGCCAGGCCGGGTCAAGGATAAAGGCAGTCCACTGCCCCTGCTCCCTTGCGATCCTCAAGATGCCGGCAAGGAGGAAATGAGCTGGGATCTTGTACTGCAAATCGCAGAGCTCAAAGAAGTAATCGGCATCTATGGGCTGGAACATGCTTTGGACAATATTGCGGGCTTGGGCTTCAAGGTCGTCTCGCCTGATGTAGTCCTTGTCCAAAGCGCTTTGGGATGTGGAATCTTGGGAAACGGCAAGGTGGGAGCGGTACACCTCAAAGATCTCCTCTATCACCGAGGCCATGCTGGTGCCTCTCTTCTCTGCCACTTCCCTCACCAGATCCCTGTCCTCAGGCCTAACGTTAAGAATTGCTCCTTTTACTGCCATCTTTACCCTCCTTTCACAAAGCTAACCAGTGCTCTTCCTGTTCCTTTTCCTCCCACCAACTATCATAATCCGGCGGAGGAGAAAGGTCAAGGATGTCCCGCTTCTGGTCTATTATTCTCTCACCTCCTGTGTCCTGTTTGTCCCAAAAGATGGTGCCGTCCTGATAGGCAGTGTAGAGAGCAATCATTGCCGCCATACAGAGGTCGTCATGGGTACCTGGCGCCGCTTCTGCCAGATCTCCCGAGTGCACAAAAGTCATCAACTGCCCCACAAGCCGGGAGGAATTAAACTTCCAGACTCCGTGGTCAATTACGTGTTCCATGTAGCTCAGGAGATAGCGCTTGAAAGTGGGAGTCGTGAGCCATCCGAGCTTGTCCGTCCGGCGGTTGGTGAAGCGGTCTATGTACTGGTGGAAGTAGAAGTTGTAATAGAACCGCTTAGCCTCGTTCTGAGTGGCAAGCCCAGGGCCGTTGATCTCAATGGCGACCACAGCTTCGTTGTACCACTTGGCAATGGCAACTATGGTGCGGGCGAATGAGATAGGGTCAACGGTGTTATCCATCCACTCAGCCGCCTGCTCCATAGTGGTTTCGTCAAAGACTTCTATTGCCGAGTAGTCCTGCCCTTTGCCCTCTGCTACATCTACTCCCAAGCGGTACCTGTGCCCTTTCTGAGGCTCATGCCATACCCAGAGCCGGCCCCGGTCATGCTCTCTGAGGCGGTAGACGAGATCGTAGGGTCCCCGAAGAGCTGCATCCACCTCCAGTTGCTTCACAGGATCACGGCAGTTGACAAGTGCTTCCTTGAGGCGGGCTTTGTCGAAGTAGCAGTTGCCGGCGACGATGAAGGCCTCTTCGTCTGTGGCGGGGAATTCCTGGGCGAAGCTCTCCTCGTCTCCCCGGTAGACCTGCTCGATCATGTACCTGCGCCAGTAGATTTGTTCATCATCAAGGTGAAATTGCCTGACCAAGCGCCTTTCTTCTTCGGTCAGGATCAGCTTTCCCCGCCTCAGCTCTTCTTCTGGTGGCTTCTTGCGGTACTCCGGATGGATGAACCAGGGGAAGAATACGGGGACGAAAACGCTCTGGCCTGCTTTTGCCTTCTGCCACTCCTCGTGAAACTCGGTGCCGGCCCCCTTTGCGGTGGTCTCCACTATCACCATCGTGTCGGAGGTGGGAGGAATAGCAGGCAGGAGAGTGGTGAACACAAGGCCGAGGTAAGGGAATGAGGAGGCCTCGGACACGTGAACGTTATGGAGCGTCATCCCCTGGCCCGTGAACTGGTCAAGGGCTGTGGCAATGTAGATGCCCGACTTCAGGCCATGGCCATCCCGGGTGTCAAAAACCAGCTCCTTCTTGTTGCTATACTTGCGAGTCGGCTTGAGCACATCAGGTAGGTGATCGTAGAAGGTCTTGCACATCTCGAAGATATACTCTGCCCGATCCTTCTTGTCGGCTAAGATCAGGCTATTGGTGTTCCGCTGGGTGGCTGTGGCGTGGAAGATCCGGGCGGTGGTAAAGGTCGAGCATCCCTCCTGTCGGGCTTTCAGAAGCAGAATCCACACCGGCTGTCCCCTGCCCCTTATGGCCTCGATGGTCTGGTGCAAGGCCCTCTGAGCCGGGTACCAGTTGTCAGGATGGAAAGAAATAAGCCGCCTCTCGGTCTTGTGCCTGACCTTCAGGAACTGAGCGTAAACCTCGAAGCGCCTGAAATCGGGAATCCTCATAGTGCCTCCGCTTCACGCTTTCTGAGAGCCCCGGCAGGAGCCCATCCCTCCCGGCGCGGGACTGCCACCAGCCTTGCCTGGTGACCTGCCGGGGCCACCTCCTAAGCCGCCTTCCGGGCACAGTAGCGCTGGTAAAGCCTCTTGGCCTTCGCCCTCACAGCCGCATAGCCATGCTGGGCCGCCCTCGTGATAGCCGCCTTGAGCATCCGGCAGGAAACAGCACCTGAAGCGGTCTTGTAAGGGAATTTGCGCTTGGAAGGGAGGAGGAAAGCAGATCGGGGAAGCTTCTTGCGGCCCCGGCCCTTGGCGTAGTAGCGCTCGGTGGCGGTGAACTTGAAGGGGCTTATCCTCTTGCGCCTGGCACGTGCCATCCGGAAACACCTCCTTAAGTTTAATTCACCTCCATCTGCAAACTTAGCTGCTGTGTATTCACCAGTTTTCTGAGAGGTTTTTCATACTTCAACCACCTCCCTGATCGCTCTTCTAAAGCAACGACTTTATTAAAAAGGTCTGGATGAAGCTCAGCCAGTTTTGTAAAGTCTCTGAGTGACTGAAAAGGACAGATAAAACAACCCGATCTGATTGGTACCGGTAGCCCATGGCGCTTAATGACCGCCTTGCAGTCCTGCCTTGTCATACCAATCTCTACTAGCGGATATTCCAGTTGGGCATATCTGCCACGGGGACGGACCCGGTGTACCTCATCAATACTGATGCCCACCAAATGCACTTTTACCCCCGGGAAAGCTTTTGCAATAGGTTCAAGTTTCCACATCCCTGTGCAAACCCTTGCTTTTATAAAAGGAATCTGGCGCCTTTCCCAGTACCACTGATACATATTACCCCTTTCACTCTGTACCCTACAAACCTGAGTTCCCCACGTCTTAAGAAGATAGTCGTTAAACAAAGCTAAAAACTCATAAGTCTCAGGCCATTCACAACCTGTATCAGCAAATATAATTGGGAATCGCTTTCCCTGCTCATAAAGCAAAAGAACCATTGCTGTTGAATTAACCCCGGCTCCAAAACTAATTATTTTTTCTACCATTTATGTTTTCCTTAACTTCGGCTTCCTCGTCCTCCTTATATCAGAAGGCAAAAGCATCATCGGATCACGGAAAGCAGGGGGAACCCACGCAGGAATCCCCACAACCGACCCCCTCTTGCGCCCGAAGCCAACAATCCCTCCCACAACTCCCCACCTTCCCCGGGACCTTCCCACAACCCGGTCTCCCGAACGCCCCCTTTTCCTCCTTGATCCCACACCTAACACCTCCCTTGGGCTTTTCCTACCCCTAATTTACCCCCTTCCCTCCCCTCCTGTCAAGCAAACCCCAACCTTTTGTATATACATCTGGAACGGGAGGGGGAAAACTGAGCATTCAAGCGGGCTGGCGGCGGGGAAAAGTTAAATCTTTTGTTTCTCGGCCTTCTCCTCAGCTAAGTGTTGCCTTAGTAGATTTGCGAAATCCTCATCATTATACTCGTCTGATGTTTCTCCTAAGACCTCCAACTCACTATAAAACTTCTTCGTCAAAAGTTCTATTTGGTGCTCATCCCACTTACTATGAAGTCCCTTGCGGCGGTGGCAATGGTGACAGAGAGAAATATAGTTCTTAAAGCTATCCTCTCCGCCTTTGCCTAAAGGGATAATGTGATGCACTTCTGCCGCAAAGTCCCCGCAAAGCTGGCACTTGGGAAAGGCCCTAAGGTAAAGGTCCATATTCCCCTGCCTTCTACTTCTCCTTGTCATTTTTCCTGTCTCTTATACACATCTCCGAGCCCACGAGACTAGGCATGATCTCGTATGCCGTC